TTTCTTTTATTACGTTTTTTACTATGTCTGCCTGGTCTTTTTTTATTAGTATACTTAATAAAAGAACCTGATCCATTACTTACTTTTCTAGCCATTTTCCTGTGATCTATTTAACAAAGCGTAGGAGATTTGTCCAGAGATAGCATTTACAGTATCTGCTTGAAATAATAAACTATCTCCTTCTTCTAATACAAGTGCATTGTGAACAGCATTGTCATGAGAATTTGCTGGTACCTGAGTATGATAAAATTTAAAATTTGTAGTAGCGGATACATCATGAAAAAAATAATCAACCGTTCTTGCAGCGTTGGTATCATTAGCTACTGATATTTCTTTTATGATTGCTCGTGATTGTGAATCAATTACTAATACTGTTGTTAAAGTAGTTGTTGTTAAATCATAACCTTTGTTTTTGTATTGTATTGTCATAGCTTAACCTGGTCCACTAAAAATAAACCAAGCAAATGTTTCTTGTTCATTTTTAATATCATTTAGATATGATGTATTTAATTGGTTTTGTAAAGTCTCTAGAGCTTGATTAATTTGTCTAAAGTTATCAACTGTATAGGGTTCTTGTGGTTCTGGTATTAATATATTTATTTTAGCCATTAATTATATCCTAAAGCTTCATCTGTATTTAAACCATCGGGATCAGCTAATATATCAATTCTTTCAACCTTTGTAACACCAGAGGTATCATTTAAAAAGTAAGGTTTAACCTGATTAATATTATAAGAAGAAATATATTCTTTTTGTTGAACATTATTGTTTTCTGAAATTAAATAATAAAATTTATATGTTGCTGCCATTATGTTTGTGGTCCACTTCCGCCTCTACCGTCTGGTTGTATATCTACTCTAAATATACCATAACGCCAGTTATCGTTTAAAGCATCATTTTCTATTTTAATTGCTGCAAGTCTTCCTCGCGCGCGCGTATCTATTTTATCTGTTGTTGAAGATATTGTAAATGGGCCAACTGTTGTTTCTCCAAGAGCAGATGTTGTATCTGCTGGATAAGCTTTAAAAAACAATGTTACTTTAGTATTTCCATCTAAATATTTAAAGTCTGGTATAAATCTTCTTATTTTAATAAAGTATTCTCCATCTCCATCAATATCTAAATCGAAATCTCCAGATTTTACAAAAGCAGCTATTACGACACTAGTAGTTGTAACACTAGTTAAATTACGAACCTCATTAACTCCAACCTCATGTGCAAATACAAAACTTCCACTATTGCTTACTCCATTTATTACTGGAGTAGTTGGAGTAAGAGTATCTATAAATTGACTTGCTGTTGGATTTTCTAATACGTGGGAATCTTCATAGGTTGTTCTTGATAATGAGCCTGTTACCCAAGTTTTTAATTCATAGTTATAAGTAACTACTCTATTATTTTGTGTCGCACTTGCTTGTGGATAAAACCAATTAATCTCTGTAAATAAACTATTGTGTCCTGCAAATATAAGTTCACCATTCACAAAATTAAGTCCTAGATTATCTCCTGTAGTTGAAAATACAAAATTTTCAACAGTGGAAGGTAATGTTTTAACTGTTCCATCAAATACAAAAAAGTTACCAGAATCACCCATCCAATACACAGCACCATCTACGAACACTGCTGCGTGTTGTCCAATACATCCACAGTTAGATCCCACCTGTCTAATACTAAATGTAAAAGGAGGCCCTACAAACTGCATAGTATAAGCAGCTTCATCTGTTAAAACTAACATGTAATCTTTACCTTTAACTGCGGCTACAATTTTACTACCATTATCTAATCTAAATGTACCTGCTGTGTTAGTTGAGGTTGGTTCATATACTTCTATATCTTCTTGATCAGAAAATCTTATAAACATTGGATCTTGAGTTGCAATATTTCCAATTGTAGTTTCAGTACCAAAATGAATTAAATGTCTATCTCTATCAGAGACCTTTGTTAATATTGTTGAAGTAGGATTACCTGCTATAACAGTTGCACGTGTTGAAACTCCAGCACCTGCATTTGGATCCCATGAAAAAGTTTTACCATCTTTAATTGTTGCAATTAATAATTCTCCAAAATTATCTAATGACCATGATCCTGCATCAATGATTGTATTAGAAGCAGTTCTTGGAGTTCCCCAAGTAGACAAGTTCCACGTACCTGCTCCCCACCCATAACCAAAGGTAGAAGCTAAAGGTCCAACTGTTTCATAAGGATTTGTTGTAATTGTTCCACCCGCTGTAACTCCTGTTCCAGTTTCTGCTACAGGCATAGTGACTGTAAAAGTATTAACAGTCGGAACTGTTTTAACCTCAAAACTATTAGTTGTAAAATCTGCTGCTACAAAACTTGTTGTGGGTGAGCCGGGTGTTGTTACAGATGAAAATGTAAGTAAATCTCCAACTTCAAGATTGTGTGAAGTTTTATTAATGGTTATAGTTGTAGATCCTGTTGTAGAAGTATATGTACATGAAGTTAAAGCTGTTTTAAGTGGAGTAACATCATAAAATACGTTATCAAATAATATATATAAAACTTTATTTGTACCAATAGCTACATAACGTCTACCCGTTAAATCAAAAAAAGAATGTATATCTCTTCCAGCACCTACTAAAATATTTGAACTGATTTGTTGCCAGCCTCCTATTTTTTCAGGAGAACCATATTGAAAACGAACATTATCACCATCTATCCAACGACCTTCTGCTTGTGAGGGTGTATCATTTTTATCAAAACCTGGAGGTAATGCTATTTTTTTAAGTGGCATATTACCGGTATTTTACACTATTAAATGTAACCAGTAAATTAAGAGCCTAATTTCTTCCACGTTGTAGGGCTTGGTATATTATGCTCTGACTTAATATTTGGTTTCATTGTAAGCATAATATCGCCTGAAATTGATATTCTAGGTTTATCAGTAGTGTTTTGTTGAGTTTCATGAAATAGCATACTTGGAAATATAATTAAGTTTCCTGTTTTAGCTGGATATATTGCACTTGAATAATTTACTTCTGTAAACTTCTTAAAGTATTCTTTTCTAACTGGAATGTTTAAACCAGTCTTAGATACATCATCATCTTGAAATACTAAATCACCTTGTTCTTCAGCATAAGGATAATAAACAAAACTATAATGAGAAGACATATGTCTATGTGAATGAATATACTGTTCCTTAATAGTATATGTTGTCCAAGCTTTAGTTATATAAATATCAAGTAAATCTAAATTAAGATGTTGTAGTTCTAATGCTTCAACTATCTTTGGTTGAATTGCATCAAATAAGTTTTTAAATCTTTTATCATGATGAATATTATCATCTATAGATTGTAATTCATTTGGTTTAATATCCGTGGTCCGTGAGTATTGGCTATTGGTTGGTGTTACTTCGGCATTGATTAACGGAACAATGTCTTTGTTTATTTCTTCAAAATTATCTAATGCTGTAATATAAATAGCTTTACCAAACCACTTGGATATGTCGCTCATTATTAATGAATATACTTTATTGAAATAAAGTCAATTATTGTTTTACTTGTAGGAATCTAAATATAATCTCGCCACTTCCACCATTATTACCAGAAGAAGAACCACCTGATACTTGAGCCCCACCTCCGCCCCCTCCAGAACCTCTTGTTCCAGCTCCAGCTTGAGAGGATGATCCTTGAGGAGAACCTGCTCCTCCTGCAATATTTCCTGCATAAGATGCTCCACCATTACCTCCACCTATTTGACAGTTATCTCCACCGCAATTTCCAGGATTAGTTCCATCTGCACCAGCACCTGATTGATTAAAAGTACCAACAGGTCCTGATGTATTAGTTGTAACACTTACAACAATACCTGATTGATTAAAATTACCAGATGTAATTGCAGTTCCAGATATAGTAGCACTTCCTGCTGTTCCTCCAGTATTAGTTCTTAATGGTCCTTGAACACCTCCTCCTAATCCAGAAGATCCACCTCCACCTGTTAATGAAAATATACTACCTGTTGTAGATCCTGATAATGTAGTTGTTACACCACCACTTGCAGATAAACTAAATTTAGATCCAAGATTATTATTGGCAGCTCCACCAGATCCTGCAACAAATGTTAAAGTTTCTCCTGCTATAACTGTAAATATTTTATCTGATATATAAGAACCTGATCCACCACCAGCACCCGCTGATTCTCCACCTGCTTTATCATAATCTGCTCCACATATAGATCCACCTCCGCCGCCGACAGCTGCTTGAATATGAACTGCGTTATAGCCTAATGGAACTGTATTAGTTGTAGTTCCTGCTGTGATTGTTATAAAAGAAGTTGCAAGTTGAAGAGCACCTCCAGAAAATAATCCAAAACCTCTTGCGGACATTCCTCCAAAAGTAGTAATTACAGGCATGATGAATTACTTAAATTGTGATTGAGCTGCTAATACTGTGTAAGTTGATGCTGCTGTTTTAATAATTGTAAAAGCATAAGCATCAATAGATAATGAATTTCCTGAAGAAGGTGTTGAACCACCTTGCCATTTTGTTGAAACGTTAGTTGAAGTTCCATCAATTGTTACAAAAGTTGTATAATAAGCAGTAGTAGAATTTGTATTTAAAAAAGCAGCAGTTCCTGATTCACCTGTTGCTATCATTGTATTTAGTGCAGTAGAATTACTTCCTCTAAAATTAACTGTAAATTGTCCAGCAGCATTTCCTGTATGAAATAACACCGCTTGCTCTAAAAGATCATAAGTAATAGTTCCTGTAGTTGCAGTATTTGTTACGGTTACTTTTTCTAAAACTTGTTGTATTTTACCTGTACCATTAAATGTAATTTCACCTACACCTTTAGGAGTTAAATTAATACCAATATTTGCATCACCTCCTGTTGCAGATATATTTGGATTATTTCCTGTTGCAGCGTTTGCAATTGTTAATTCGTTAACTGCTGAAGTTGTTGTTGTAAATATAATTTCTTCATTACCATTAGCATCATTAATTTCATTAATGATTGGATCAGTAATTGTTGGTGAAGTTATTGTGGGTGAAGTTAAAGTTTTATTAGTTAAAGTTTGAGTTCCAGTTAAATTAGCTAAACCTAAATCTACGACATTTGTTCCAGTTAAATAAACTAATTTATTAGATTTATCTGTTCCTGCAAAAATAACAGAAGATCCACCTACTTGATTTAAAGCAAGGGTAAAGTTTCCTGTAGTACCATTTTCTAAGATATAAGTTTTTTCAATTCCTGATGCTATATTAACTGTAGAGTTTGCAGTTAAAGTTCCTGTAAATTTCAATACTGCATTTCTAGCATTAGAAATAGTAGCATCCGTCATTACTAAAGTAGTATTAGTAGAAGTTATTGCAATAGATTCAAAACCAGCAATTGCTTGTTGTATTAAATTTAAATTAGTATTGGTTTTATCTCCCCAAGTACCCGAGTTTTCACCCGTTACCATTAGTTCTAGTTTGAGGTCTGTAGAATAGGATGATGCCATAATTAAGCTATTATATAAGTGTTATGCTGCAATATCAACCACGCTCCAAATGTTAGTTGTATTAGTACTTACAGTTGTCCAAGTGTTAGTTACGTTTATATCAACCACGGCCCATGCTACGACTACAGGTGTTTTTGTAGACATTTGCATTTGAACCCCTGTTACAGGAACTCCAATACCAATAACTACTGAGCCTGAACTAGATTGTATTAAATTAGTACTTACAAATACATCGGTAGCAATAACTATTGATTCCTCACCTAAAGCAGTTTGTAATAAATTAGTTGTTAAATTTACGTCAGCATTTGCAGTAATGGTTTCATTACCTAAAGCAGTCTGTAATAAATTAGTTGTTAAATTAACATTAGCATCTGCGGTAATAACTTCATCACCTAATGAAGTTTGTATTAAATTTGTAGATAATGTAGCAATAGTTACAGCTTGAGTATCTACGCTACTTACAAATGTATTAAATTGTGAACCAACTAAAATTACTGTAACTGGTATATCTATAGTTACACTGTTAAGTGTAGTTTCAAGTTCTTGTTCTGCACCTGCAGCAAGGGATACATTACCACCAGCTTCAATAGAAACACTATCTATTGCGAATTGTAATAAATTAGTTGTTACACTAAGATTTTGATCTGTGGCAATATTCTCATTACCTAAAGCAGTTTGTAATAAATTAGTTGTTAAATTTATATTAGCATCTGCAGTAATGACTACGCTTGTAACTTGAGTTTGTAATAAATTTGTAGTTACGTTAACATCTATACCTAAAGATATAGCAACCGTTGAGACGTTAGTTTGTAACTGAAGTCCTGTGACTTCAATTGATTGATTTATAATGCCTTCTGATGAGAAAGGTGCTTCTGCAAAGGCTACTGCTCCAAAAAACATATAATAATCCTATAATGGGAAAGATTGGTGTGTATGTGGAAGATCTTTCCCGATATGAATTATATCATATTGTTGAAGATGCCTAAAGTATAAGCTCTGTTAAATTCTTATTGTTACCAATAGTGCCTTTAATAAATACATTAAAAGCTAGACTAATTCTTGTATTATCTCCTTCTTTGGTTTCAACCATATGAGTTAAAGAAGATGGAAATAATATAATATCTCCTGTTTTTACAGTAAACCACCATGTCTCAGAATTATATAAATTCCAATCTTTAATTTCTGGTTTAATGGTTTTATAATCTTCTTTAAAAAATTTAATTTTATCAAGTTCTTCATGGCAGTTAATATAAAATACTCCTGATACTATAGAATTAGGGTGTGCGTGTTTATGATGATATTGATTTGTTTCAGTGTAATTTAACCAAGATTGAGTAATATAAGGTGTTACTGCATCTGTATAAGATAATACTTTTTTAAAGTAATCTTCAACTCTTAAATATAAATCTTCTTTCAATGAACCAAATACTTTTTGATTTAATATATAATTATCATTAGAATTAATATTGCCATCATTTTTATAAAAATCTAATTTGGATTTATCTACAAAGGATAGTTCTTTTTTAGTAAGTTCTCTATCTAATTTTGATATATAGACAGGTATTGGAAATATTCCGTTTATTGTAGATTCAATCATTAGGATTGATTATACTAAATTAAGATTGTTGTAAATCCCAATTTTGTGTAGTTTCGTTCCAAGTATATCTTTGTCCGTCTGTTGGTATAGGAGTTGGAGATTCCCACTGACATGTAGTTTCATTTAATATCCAACTATTATAAGGCTTTGGTGCTATAAAAGCATCTCTTTGCTGATCATATTGAAAACCAATTCCTGCAAAGTTTTTTCTAATATTGTTGTTGTATGAAGTTTGTTTCCAAACATCTCTAGTATTATAAAGTTTATTAATAAAATCTACACCAAGTTTTTCTTGTTCAACTCCATTACTATCTGTAATTACAGAATTATTAATTGATATTACTTGTTCTACTATATTTCCTGTTCCTAATTTTGCAAAATAAGCCATATATTATCCTGTGTAACTTCCTGAGTCATTAAATGTTAAAACTGTTTTTCCTGAAACGTTAGTTGAAACTGTTGGGGAACCAGTAGTAGTTCCTGAATAACTTGCATCAGGCATACTTAATATAACAACTCCTTTTCCTCCAGCACCAGAATTTGTACTAGAACCACCACCACCACCACCACTTCCAGTATTTGCTGTTCCATTTGTTCCACTTCCTCCACTATCTGCTCCTGCACCTCCTCCACCTGTTCCTCCTGATGCTCCTGGATTTGCATTTAAATATCCAAAACTAGCACCACCACCACCTGCTCTTGTAACTGAAGAACCTGTTATAGATGAAGCTAATCCATTTCCACCAGCACCAGCAACAGTAGTTGAACCATTTGCACCAACTGCACCAGCACCACCTCCACCTCCTGCATTATAAGATGGATTATTATTAGAAGAACCTCCTCCAAAACCTTGATTAGCTGTGCCTGAACCACCAGCTGCACCTGGTGTTGAATCTCCAGCACCTCCTCCTGAACCACCATTACCTCCTGCTTGTAATGAAGAACCTCCTCCACCACCTCCTCCTGCAGAAGTTATTGTTGTAATATTTGAACCTGAAATTGATGAATCAACTCCAACACCACCTCTACCAGAGGTTGTAGCTGTACCACCAGCACCAACTGTAATTGTATAAACTACACCACCATTAAATGTTAAGCTAGATTCAGCACTTCCACCTCCACCAGAAGTTCCAACTGAAGTTCTATATCCTCCTGCACCTCCACCTCCTAATCTTCCTGAAGTTGATCCTCCTCCAGCTCCACCACCAGCTACTACTAAAAAATCTACTAAATAAGAGGGTGGCGTTAAAGCATCTGTTCCATTATTTACTCCAGATGTTGGTAACCATCCACGTGTTGAATCTACATAATTTAAAATTACTGATTCTTTATTTGTCGTAATTAATTTATTTGCAGTTCCACCTTCTAATTTATTTCCATT